TTTGTTGCTTTTGGACTTCCATTTGTGCACGGTCCATAAGCGACTTAGCGTCTTCAATCCAACGTCTAAATAATTCTAATTTTGCATCTGGAGCGCCTTTTGAGCGAAATAAAAGATAAGCTTGCTGCATTTTGACTATACCGTATTCTAAGTTTTGATATGGCTCAGGAGTAGTGTACTTGCCATCGTCAATCATATTCTCAATAGCACGCTCAATATCCTCAACCCCAGCATTGCTGTAATTATAGAAAGCTTCCAAATCTGGAAAGTCTAACAACTTCATTGCATCTTCTTTTGACACAAATCCCGCTTGAATAAGTTCTTGTACATCTTGTAATCTAGATGCGGGGCTAGTAGATAAAGCAGAGGTGGGGAAAATAGACATTACGTACTGGTCTTCATCAAGCTCAACTTCTTTCCATTTAATAGTTTTGATAAAGTTTTTGCCTTTTACTTTTACTTTATATCCTGATTTATTATCTGAATCTTCGGACTCATTAGAACGCATTTCTTCATCAAGCTCTTTAGCTAAAGATATCATCTGTTTTGCTGCATCCATAAACGCTTTTTCATACCGTTGTGCTACAGACATAAACCGTTCAGTTTCTAAATCATTAAATTCTCTAAGTGCTTTACCGCTGTTTAGCCCTGATGGTTTTGAACTATTAGCACTTAATTGAGATACTCCAATAATTTCATATGCGCGGGAATACAATCTATCTAAATGTGCGAATAACTCTGGAGGAATGGAACCCAGTGCTGATGGAATTGGAGGATTGCCAGAATACTTAATAATTCCACCAATTTTGTTGTCAATATGAGAATCAACAATCTTGGAACTTGCCTCTATAAACACTTTAGGAATTGAAACTAAGTGCATCGAAACTTGAATAGTTTTTAAAATTTTATTTATTTCCAATTGCAGACCTTGCAACTGTTCACTAATGCCCTGACCAAAGAATCCTAGTGGCCTAACACCCCAGCGCCAGAACACGAACGGAAAATAATCTTTTTCATAATCTTCTGAGAATAAAGTGCTATTTTCGATAGCAATACAATGTTTACCATCCGTTGCATTTGGGCCTGATTTTAATCTCCAAGATTCAACTACTAGTAATAAATCAGAATTGGTTTGAGCCGTGTTCATATACGAAGTTTGTTCCATTCCACAGTTCGTAATTTCGTATTTTTTATCTGGAAACATTTGTATTAGCATATCTTTGTGGATATACTTTTTTTGGTGCATTTGTCTCGGTTCACCATAGAATGCTTCTTTATCATCGACAATAAGTTCGTCGATAAAAATACGTTCAACTTTTATTTCACTATTCTCTTTGAATATTTTTAGACATCCCGTACCGAAAATACAACTATCTTGAAATGCAATAGCAGCTTTTGAATAAAAATCTGTAGCCTGAAATTGACCCTCTGCGAATTGATTTAATTTTTTTGCTCTAGTTTGTTGCGACCAGTCTCCGCCTTCTGTGAGGAAAGTAGGCTTTGGGCGGTTTTTGCTAACTTTAGAAACAACTGTATCAATCATGGATTGCACAATATTTAGCGTAACCCTGTTTTGAACATTGTTTGCCTGTTCTTTTCTCAAATACTGATAAGAACGAAGATTAAACAATTCAAAATTGCCATACATCTTCATAAATTTAAAGTTTTCATTTTGTCTATAAGATTGGTCGGTATCCAAGTATTTAATATAACTAAACACGGAATTAGCGATTTTATCGTCTTTTAGAGTCCACCAACTATAATTATTTTCAGACATTTATATACCTATTGATTACTGCTCCAGAATAAATCTGGGTCTTCTTCAGTATCTTGTTTTGTTTCAGAGGTTTCTTTGATAGGTGTTTGGCTTGGCTTTGAGAGTGCAATTTCTATATCTTCTGCGAACGCATAATTACTAATCTCAACTTCTATATTGTCTACTTTAATACGACTTAGTTTCTTACTTCTAGCCCACATAATGAAACTTTTTAGCTCTTTTACGTCTTTAAACACGCGTATTTCTCCTATAACAATCTAGATTCATTTGTTATTTTGTTATTTCTAATCGTCTTGGGTTATAAAATCTATGTCATCTTGGTCTATATCCAGGGACTTATCTCGCATAGATTCAGCTAGTTCTGCCTCAGCACGCTCCTCAGCGGCTTGAAACCACTCAATAGAGTTTATAGCGGGCTTTACTGGCAATGCCTCAGCAAGAAAATGGCGGCATTCTCTCCAAGCGTACAAAACTGCATCATTGATGTCCGAGTGGTATGAGTCTGATATTTTTAGTTTTTGCTGCAATACTGTCTTTTGGCTACGGTCCCATTGTACAAGGTAGCAATCTTGCTCGAATCTGGAATCTGGTTTTGCTTTAAATTTGCCTGTACGTAGGTCATCATTTAAAAGCTCTATAAACTCTACTTTTCTTGCCTTATCCGCAGCTTCAACGAATATTCCGTGTCTTTGCGTAATTTCTTCTTGAATTTTTTTACCAAGGGCACCCGCATCCATTACCATACGAACAGGTTTGTATTTTTTCTGCAATGTTTTAATTTGATTTACAAGCGATGATATGTCCTGCCTGTCTTTAATAAGTTCTTCTACTAAATATACGTTTTTAGTTACATAGCTGTAGCCCAAAACAGCAATAGCATCTGAATCATTAAACCCAATATCTATACCAAATATGTACTCTAATGTTTCAATTTCAGGTGCAGTTCCAATATTTTTTTCTTTTGTAAACTTAAATACTAACGCATCTGGGTCATAAACCCAACGTCCATATGTTTCTCTAATATAGCCAGGGTCTTGTTCGTTGATTCCTTTTACTGCACGTTCTTCAGCTAAAGTCTGCTCTAAATTTAACATAAACGGATTAGAAAATGCATCCCAATGGTGACTTGACCAGAGTTCTGAGTGAGTGTAATCGTAAAATGCACCAGCAGGGATTGGTCCAGGAGTTCCAGTTATGCTTAAGTCTCCGCGCAAATCTCTCAAAGCTGGCATCAAAATATCATTAACTAAGTATGTAAGGTAAGGCCGAAAAGATTGACCTTCGTCTACCTTACATTTACGAACCTTCAATCCTCTATATAATTCACACTGAGCTTCATCTTTTGCTCCACCAAGGCGTATAATACTTCCTGTATCTATAAAAGTCATTTCCATTCTAGTATCATCAGTTTTAATATTTAATTTATATTCATCTGCTAACCGCTTTAGCTCGGGCCATAGAATTTGTCTTGCAGACCTAGACGTAACTGTAATGTATAAGCACAATACATTTTTCTCATTTAAGCAGCAATCTATAAACTCTGCGGCTATGGAGGTGGTTTTACCAGCTCTACGAGATGTACAAGCAGTTTTAAAACGAGAAGGGTCTTGAATGTATTTCAATTGAGCAGGGAAGCAAAATTTGTCAAGGCTGAAGGTTTTTGCAACTCCAGCCCTTTTTTCTAATTCTTTGATTACTGCGTCAAGGCCGTTTTTATTTTTTTTAGCCATTATTCAGCTTTCTTAACTACCTTAGCTTTTACTTCTTTGTTTACTTCTTTTAGGTAAGAAATGTTTGCAAATGGAACAATTAAAATGTCTTTTGCTTTTTGGTCTGCACCAACATTATATTCGTAGGTAACCTGTACTCCAATTCCTGGTACAACTTCCATTTCAAAATCTCTAGTTCCAGCAATTCTATGACTAAAAAAGGTTAATTGCCCTCTAGAACCTTCCATTTTTATAGATTGGTATGTTTGAAATTCTTTTACTTTCATATTACTACTCCTTTAGTTTCAATGGCCCTGCGACCAATGGACATTTACTGTAAATTGCAACTGCACTAAAAATACTGATTTGCACTTCAACTTCTTCTCGTGCATCTATAAGGTCTTGAGAACATTTCACTAAAGCTATTCTATCAGCAGAATGTTTAGTTAAATTATCCGCACCGTAAATCCAAAACTGGTCTTTTGCTTTTTGTCTGTAATCTTCTAAAGTCATTTGAAGTCTGTTTGCGTTTATAACTTCCATTGATGCGACGATAGATTTCCAAAAAGCTAATTGCTGCTCGACTTCTCCTTCTCCAAATTGTCCTTGGAATCTACCCGCTGCTCTGTGAAACATCATAGTTGAATTTGCCATTACTATTCGTTCGCCAGGTAAAGCTTGTACTATTGCAGAGCCCATAGATGCAGCAAAGATGGAAATAGTTTTTAAGTTTTTAATTGTTTTCGCAAATTCAATTAGGGAGCTACCATCTGAAATACTACCGCCTGGGGTATCTAGTACTAAGTAAATTGGATAAGTTTTATCGCCACGTATTGTATCTAGTCTCGCCAATTCTAATTCCGTAGTCATTACAGATTCGGAGTTTATTTCGGTACGAATATTAACTACGTTATCTTCAGTAAGAACAATAGGTCTTTTAGAACCTAAAGCTTCTATTTTTGCTTTCCCTACAGATAAAGCTATTAAACTTGCCACAATCATCAATGCTGTTAACGATAATATTTTATTCACTTTTTATCCCCTTTTTTAGTTCTATATTTTCTGCCATTAAAACTTTGTTTGCATTTTGCTGGTCAATTGAAATCCCCACTTGTCTTAAAAGCAAATCTACCAATTGGTTTTTGGACAAAGTTTTGAAAGTTTTTTTTAATTCTCTAACTTTACCTACCAACTCTAAATCAGCTTCTTGTTTTTCACTTAATTTCATTTACTCCCCTTATATAATTTCATCAATAATTTTATACTGTAAACACTGTTCTGGGCTTAAATATAATTCATTTTTAGTAGCACTTTTTCTCCAAAATTCAGAATTTTGATTGCTAAACTTCGCCATATGCTTATTCCAAAACTGTTCTTCACGTCTAGCTTGTCTAACTTCCATTTCTAGTTCGCTAATACTGCCGCTCACTTCTTGTGCTGATTCGTGGTGCATAACCCAAGCAAATTGACTTATTTTTCTATACTTACCGCAAGCTAAAACCAGTAATGCGCTGCTTCCTATAAACCCATATCCTTCGGTGTTCACTTGTACCTTACTGCTAGTCATGCGACCTACTATTGCAAGTCCATCACTCATATTTCCACCTTCGCTGTTAATTCTAATGGTTACTGGTTCACCATTTTCTTGTTCGAAAGCAGTAAGTTTCTTATCTACTTTTGCAAATGTGGACTCGTCTATGTTACCGCTAATCAGAATTACTCTCATTTTTACCACCCTTTCTATAACAACCTAGAAATGCAACATAGGGACTGTGAACCATATTGTATTTAGCAGCCAATCTTTCACCATGTTTTGTAATATGTGAACAAAAACTAGCTTTGGTAAAATCTGCGCCAGCTTCTTGCATTAGTTTTTTACCCAATCCCAATTGTCTGTATGTATGCTTTATATACACAAAATGCAGAACAAAAAAGCCCTCAACTGTCTCGGTTACGGAATATCCATATATATCTGCGGGGTTTTCATTGTTGCAAGCAACTAGCACATTACAAGTTTTTAGCAAGTCTTCTAAAAGTTTGTGATGTTCATTAAAATAAATAGTATTAGTAATAGATTTTGCAAAAGCAGAATCTCTATAACTTTTCAGCCAAGAGTTAAAAATAAAACTAACGTCTTCTTCAGTGGCTTTTCTTATCCGTATCGGAAGATTCGCCATTTCCGGTCGGTCCGTTCTCATCTTCATCGTTGTCTCCAATCATATCTTCTATGGACATCAGTTCATCTTCTGTGTCCCACGTAGTTTGTATTCTTACTTTTAACTTAATATTATTAGCGGCATCCACTTCAAAATTTACATCTTCAAATTCATTTTGCAGGTCGTGTAGTGACAAATTTAATTCACTTGTCATTTCTTTGCCCTCTAAAACTGCTTTTGAAATTATATAATGCAAAACCGAATGAGCCTTACTTGCTTCCTTGCTCATCTTTATTCTCTTTCGGTTCAGAAGTTTTAACTTCATCTGGAATAAGTTTTAACTCTTCTTCTATTTGTAGTAAATTTTTTCTAACATTAGCTTTTTGAGATTGAATTTCTTCACAAGAAAAATGAAGTCTACCGTACTGTTCAAGTAACTTACTAGCTTTCAAAAGCAATAAAGATTTTTGATTCATACGTAAACCACCCTTTCATGTTTAAAATTGTTTTTCTCTGCAAATTCAAGTGCGTATTTGTATATCACATCGTCAATACTGGACCTATGCCTCACACAGTCAGCGTCTGTTAATCTATAAAAAGCTGAGCCTATGTCGTTAATTTTAACTTCATAAAAGAATGTATTAGGGTTAGAAATGTGGTCTATTAGTTTTATTAATATCATTTTTTTGCTTTATCCATGATTTTTTGAACGAGTGCTAGTAAGGCCGCATCGTCCATGTTCGCTAAGTCCTGGTGAGACTCTTGCTCACGTCGTTCTTTAGATAATTCACACAAGGCCTTAATGTATCCTTGCACAATGCGAGACTCTGGAAGTGTTAAAGTTATGCCCTTTTGCACTCTTGAGCTATATCTGGAAATTTCGATTGCGATGACACCGATTGCGTCATCTATTAGTCGGTCTACGCCGTGAGTGACAATAACATTAAGGTTTGATTCCTTTTTAGGAGGCATTATTGTCTTTGATTTTCTTTCTGAATCCATAATCACCTTGCTAATATTGCTACTAACAATGTTATTGTGTTATTCCGTCATCTTGATTTTGGCGGAAATATGGCGGAAATTATTTTTGTAGATAGTGAAATACTGTCAAAAGTTTTTCCAGTTTCCAAATTTGACCACGAAAGGACTGAAGCGGTACTTCTTCGTACGCTCTGTACGTACATTCTAAAACTTTTGCGGTGTACTCTATTTCAGCAAGCTGAGTTCCCCTGTCTGCATTTTTAAACTTCAATATGCTAATCATTTTTGTACTCGAATATTGGGTATCCTGCTAGTCGCATAAGGTATGGCACTAGACACACAACAAACAGTCCGGTCAACGGCATATCAAAAATTCCTTTAAAGACAATGCCAATATTTAATGCTACTAAGTATGCGGTTATCAATCTTGAGATTTTCAACGTCACTCCCTATGAGTAAATGGAATACAGTATTTTATTAATTTGATTTGATGCGGAGCAAAAAATGAGAAAACTTCGAGAACCAAGATTCTTTCCAAGTATAGCTATGCAAACTAAATAAATTAATCGGTCTACCAAACAATGTTCCTGTTATAATCGTTGAACTGTTAGGCATATCTCTGCTGCTGCGCATTATTTAATAATACTACTAAAGTATTCAAAAAGAAATACCGATAGGGATTTAAGTCTAGTACTTATGTTTGGACTATGCGCGATGCATCAAATGATGATACAGTGGGTAGATATGAAAGCAAAAAAAGAGGTGAGCGTAGTACTTAAGGAGCTATACTTAGACTACGAGGGGTATCGTAGACAGGGGTTGTCTAAGTATGATGCCATTAAAAAACTTGATTACGCTCACCCCATAACATTGAGTAGGTTGGAGAAAATTATTGACGAAAAGGAAAAGTGGGGCGGTCCTCCTTTTTAGTATAATAAATTTCTTTTTGCTAGATACAGTTGAACTTTTGTGAAACACTGAGAATAAGCACTCTCACGCTTCCCAATAAGCTCAGGCCTTGCGTTATTATCCTTATGCTCCGATACGCATACGCCGACCAAATCATCAATGGTGTCTGCCAGTATCTGAGGTAATGGAATTTTCCACTCCAAGTGTTTGCCGTTGGAACTTTTGACTAAATTTGCTCTGAATGCAGCAAGCATGGGATAAACCCAGCCATTAGGTACTCTGTAGTCCATTTTTTCTGCAAGGAAGGGCAAATTGGTCCCTTTAGAGTGGGCACCGCCTAATCGTTCATTGCCTAATTTTACCATTCCAAATTTAAAGTTATTGGCTTTAGCTGCAAGCGGTGTTTTCTTTCGAATTGAGTCTGCGAGCCATAGTATGTCAGGCAATTTTTCGATAATAGCTAGCATATTTGACCTGGACTCAACAATATCCTCAGAAAAATATTTTAAACCTAAGCTACTACGGTTGTAAAGTCCGTTGGGATGCTTTTTTTCACTAAATCGTTCCAGATTGAACATGGAAAGGTATACCAATATGTCAGAGATGTACACTTCTCCGAGGCTTGGGTCATCGACTTGCTTACTGCGATTTAACCCCTCAGCCATTTCTGGAACATAGTCTGCAGCTATATTTTGAAAAATGTGGAACCGTACATACGCTTTTTGCAAAGTTTTTAATTCTTCACCTTCTGAGGTTTCAATCGCTTCTCGAATCGCGGCATAAGTATGTCCTCCATTCACTATACCGTGCTTTCCTACATCTGATAGTTTTAAATGTAAAGTACCTTGAGACTCGTTAGCTCCGCGAGCAAAATTTGCCTCGTCTACTAGCAAATATATTCCTTGATTTTTAATAACCATTTCTTCTGGAGACTCTCGAAGAGTAGTTAGTATGCCTTTCGTGACAGGTCCGGCAAGCAAACCTTTTTTACTGCGGCTAGGCACTCTAGGATTAACTTCCATAAAGTCGTCTAATATTCCAGGTATATCCACTACTCGAACAAAACACACTCCAAGTTTTGGTGCGCCATATACGCCAGGAATACTTAAATTTCTAAACTGATTAACTGGTAACTGTAAATCTAATCCTTTTTTAGTTCGAGCATATGAACTTTTCTCTAATTGCATTGTGACTCCCTTTATGTTTGAGTTGGGGCCATAATACAGCAGATTTTAAATAAAGCAAGAAAAAAATTGTATTGTTTAAGAAAATGTGTTAAATATCATACAATATGAAAAACTACACTTTTCCGCCCAACGTATATCCTTTTAAATCACTATATGAGCATACTAATGCATTTGGTATAGCAAAGAAAAATTCTTCCAAACTTTCTATAATAAAGTATGTAGATGTTACTTCTATGATTTCGTACAACTCTTCTGTGCGTTTATCCATTAAAACTGTTCGTAATCGCAATCCTGTTTTTAACTCTTTTCTTTTTGCAAAATCTTCCATATGTTTCTATCTCCTAGTTATAATACTTATCGTCAAAATTATAATTTGCTTTAGTTTATATTTCTGGTTTTAAGTGCTTTATCAAATAGAGATGGATTGTTTAGGTACAATACAATTGCTTTTGGAGAAGCAAATGAACTTCCAATTCCTTTTTTATCCAAATCAAATCCATCGAGGTATAGGTCTACTACTGTACCATAATTGGAATGTGTAACATACTCATCAACTGGAGTATATCCAGAAACAACTTCTCGGGAATCATAGCACGCTGGGTAAGCGTTGCACGAATTTGACAAGTCTTTATTGTCATTTCCAGATGCAACAAATACTTTAATTCCTAAGTCCATAGCTTCTTCTATTTTTATTTTTTCCAATATGGAATATCCATACCCAACAAAAGACATATTAATTATGTCGGCTTTGTTTTTAATAGCAAATTCTATTCCTCTTGCAATGGTTGTGGCCCCAGTTTCAAAATTTAACCCCAAAACTTTTATTGGAATAATACAGTACTTAACTGGAGACGGTACTCCATTAAATATAATTTTAGCAACTCTGTCTCCGTGGTTTATTTCGTCTTTCATTGTTCCGCTGTATGTGTAATCTGCTCCAGCATTACAAAGCGGAATACTAGGATTAAAACTTAATCCAGAATCCATTATGGCTATTCGAACCTCTGCGTGTGCTGAAGCAGCTAGAGAAGCTAGTATAAACAAAATTATTGCAAAATATAATAGTCTCATACTGCCTTGCCAATTGGAAGGTCTAGCCCTATCGCCTCTAGTTTATCTAATTTTTCAGTTAATTTTTGATTTTGCTTATTTAGCCCTGCTATAATTGACTTATAGTAGTTTATAATCAGTATATGACTGTTTTTTGCATTATATTCTTTACAGATATTCCCTTTATGATATTTTACAGTTTTGTAAGCTACACACAAAGCATCCGCTATCTCTTGCTCAGTATAGCCTTGCATTGTCAATTCATATACTCGATGTCTATTGTCATTATTCTTTTTTCTCATATTAGCCTACCACTCGTTTTTTGGCAATTTCCACATATTCAGG